CGCTGCAGGCCCAGGAAGTTGCCGTCGATGTCGTGCATTGGAACGGCTGTAAATACACCGTGACGGTCACGCATGCGCAGCATTTTGAAGCGTGACGCGATGTCGCTGATCTGCTTCGCCTGGAAGTAGGCCGCGGTGCCGTCCTCGTCGCCGAGCACCTCGACCGTGCCCTGGCGGATCTGGTCGCCGTGTTCGTAGTGGAAGCTGGCCGCCTCGCCGGTCAACCATGCGCGCTCGTAGGCCATGCGCTCGCCGTGGATCCGCTCGGCCTTTTCGCGTGCCCGGCGTTCGTCCTCGAGCTTGCGTGCCTCGCGCTCTGCGCGGCGTTGCTCCTGCTGCTGCTTCCACTGATCGTGGCGGGCGTCGGAGAGCTTGCCGCCCTCGCGTTCGTACAGCTCAACCAGGGCGGCGAAGCCCGACCAGGTGCTGGGGTTGGTGGCGTTGTTCGAGAAGGTCAGGAAGGGGTAGTCGAAGGGCTCGAGCTTGTCGGTACCGCGGGCGGTCTTGATGTCGCCCCAGGCCATCACCTTGCCGTTGTATTTGGCGTCGGTGGCCTTGATCTTGACCTTCGAGTACTTCTTCAACCGCTCGCCGTTGTAGTGGATGGCGTTGCAGATTGAAGACCAATCGACGTAGGCATCGGCCGCGGCGTCGGAGATCTGGTCGTAGAAGTAGTCGACTAGCGCGTATGGGTCAGAGCCAAAACGCTCTTGATAGAAGCCAGCAAGCCCGGTGCCCTTTGGTGCGTTTGTCATTTTGTCCCTTTGGCCAAAAGTACAAAGGCGAAAAGGTACAAACGATTGACGCACCACCAACGGGGTCTAAACTGAGCACTGAACTGCCAAGTTCGGTGTTTTTCGTTTGTCTGCCCGCAAAACAGATCAAACGCTTGTGCTCGGTTTAGGTGTCCCGTTGTAGGTGCCGTAAATCGTGAAGGCCGGTGGGTTGCTAAAGCCCCCCGGCCTTTTCCTTTTCTGGCCCTTGCAAAATCAATGTTAGTAGCGGGTAAGTGCCCGCGACTATAAGCCGTCTTCTCTAAATATTGAAGCCCGGCAGACTCTTTTTATAGAACATCCCCTTTGTCGAAGGTCGCCCGAACGCCGACGACCACCGCGACAACCTCGAAAGTATCACCAACCTGTTGCATCGGAAACTGTGGGTTGAGTGCGCGCAGGTAGAACAGCGCGCCGTCTTTAGTCAGCTTTTTGAACACGGGCGCGGTCGGGTCGCCCAGGTGGCCGATGATGAAATCGCCCGGTACCGCCTTGCGCATAGGGTCGACGAATATGGTGTAGCCACGCGGGAAGCTGACGCCCGTCGGGGCTTGCATCAGCTCGTCGCGCACGACCAGGCCGAACACTCGGCCCGGTGGTGTTTCGTTGGGTATGACCCAGCAGGTACCACCCGGCAAGCGCTTGGCGTCGGGGTTTCGCGCCCATTCCGCGGCCAGTTCCCAGGGTATGACCGGCACGCGCTGGGCATGCTCGCCCGGTGCGCTGGTGGCGTCTGGATCCTTTGCCTCGCGCAGCAGCGTGTCGACTGTAGTGCCCAGGGCTTTGGCCAGGCTGTCGGCCACATAAACGCTCGGGGCCACGTCCGTGGTTTCTAGGGTCGAAAGGTAGCCGGTGGACATTTCCCCGCCTGCCGTTTCGATCAGTCGCTGGAGGCCCCAGCCAAGGGCTTGCCGCCGTTTCCGTATGGCGGCCCCTATCCGATAGTCACGTGACATTCAATCTCTCTCCTCAATCCGTTGTTTATTGTCCTTCGATATGCCGCGCATTGGCACTCTAGATATAGAAATCTAATTGCGTTTTTTCTCTAAATGTTGAGAATGTGGGTAACCCCACATGCGACCACTTTCGAGAAGGAACGTGCTATGCGAACTGAGCGCGACATCGTTGTTGATCAGACTAGCCGCTGGTTTACCAACTCGGAGTGGTCGGTCGAGCGTTTCGCTAACGACCGCCTAGCCCCTGCCCTTTCGGCTGCTGGCTTGGTTGAGCTTGCCGGCGACCCTGACGACGTAAACGAGTACCTGCGCGGCCGTAAGGCCTGGGGCACGCGCGTTTCTCGCATTTTCCACGGCACCCAGCCTTTCCCGCTCGAATGGAAGTGGGTCTGGCTGGCCTGCCTGCCCGAAGACTACCAGCGTGCAGCCCGCCACGAGCTGCTGGCCATGGCCGGGTGCTTCGACGTGCGTCTGCCTGAGTTTGTCAGCGGCGTGGCCCTTACAGCCACCCAGGCGCGCCTGGGCGAAGTCACTCGCGAGCTGGGCGACTTCATCGCCGCGGCAACGCCTGCGCACAACGGGCGCTATGACCGCACCGACGACCCCGCCGCCGTCGACCGCATGCTACTCGAAGGGGCCGAGGCCATCGCGGCGGTGGTTAACGAAATGATCGCCGTGTCGACCGGTACCGGTCGCCCGCTGCCGCTGCTGATCCTCGGCAAGATCGGGGGCCGCTGATATGGCCGCTCTGCGCCTGGCTACTCAGAACGGCGACCCGGTACCCGCGGCCGAGGATCTGCTCGACCACATGCCGCCCGCCGGCGAGACGAAAGAAGACCGCGCCCGCCGCTTGGCTCGACTGCGCAAGCGCAAGCAGCGGCAGGCCGAGGCCCAGGCCGCGCTGAAAGCCGAGGCGGTCAAGGTGCCGCTCGAGCTGTACGCCGGCACTGTGAAGGCACTTAACCAGGTGATCGCCGCGGGCGGCTTCGACGGCCCCCAGGCGGCCGAGGAGGCCATCACCCTGCTGCTGCATGGTGCTGCAGCTTTGGCAGCGCGTGACGGTCACGCATTCGCGCAACTGATCACCCCGCCGTCACGCCAGGTGGTTGCCGATGCTGACGCTTGAGGCCGCGCCGCTCGAGCTGAGCCAGGCCGACGCAGTCGCGCGGGCTGAGCTGATCGACGCCGAGCTGCGCTCGGCCTCGAGGCCTCGCCCCTTCTGCCTGGGCTGCGGCCGCGACATCGACAAGGCCCGCCTGGCGATCTACGCCGAGGCTCGTCGCTGCTCGGTCTGCGCCGGTATCCCTTGCCTGGCCAGGAGGGCCTACCAGTGACCTTTGCCCTGGAAATTCGCCACGCCGCGCCGGCTGCGCCGGCGGTTGATTGTTGGGTTGCGTTCGAGGATGTGCCCAGCGCCGCGCGAGTGCTCAAGTCTCGCCCGCGCAAGCCGGCCGTCACCCTGCAGGATCTGCAGTGGCTGCGCGAGCGCCTGATGTTCGCCTATCTGGCCCCAGGCGATTACCGCGACGACCGGCCCGAGCAGAAGCTGCTCGGGGCCTTCGACACCAGTTGCACCCGCGACGCCTTCCCGCGCTGGCGGGCTGCCGAGCTGGCCGAGTGCCCGGCCGAGGGTGGCACCGCTCGGCGTCTCCCTCTGGATTACGTGGCCAGCCTGGCCAGGGATACCACCCGCGTGACTGTCAGCGAGACCCGCAAGAAAAAGGCCAGCTCCGACCCGTTGCCGCCGTCTGCCTTCGACGACGCGCGCCTGGTGCGGATCGTTGCCGCCCAGGCCCCGGCCTACCGCCATTGGCTGCGCTATGCCTACGCCGATTCGCGCGACTGGGCCGACGAGGCCGGGGCGGTGGTCGAGCTGTGGGCGCGGGTTGCGCCTGCGTTCGGCAAGCTGCAGGGCAAGACCCTGCAGAAGCTCAAGGGCCTGGCGCACCTGGCGGTGCAGCACGGCAAGCGCTACGCGAACAACGGCCAGGAGCTGTACCAGGCTGCGCGCCTGGCCGAGCTCCTGGGCGTGAAAACGAGCAACTACGACCAGCACTGGCGGCCGCGGTGGCAGGCCCTGGTCAGCGGCCTGCAGGCGCTCGACGAGGAAGCCTTGCGGGCGGTGCTGGCTGAATACGACAACCAATGAGGGCAAGCGATGAACGTGGAAAAGCTGGAGGAGCTGCTCGAGGAGCTGCGCAAGTGCGACAAGGAAGCCCGCGCGGTTGATCAAATGCTGGCTAAGCCAGACATGGAGCTCAATGTTTTAGGGTCTGGCGGCGTATTCATCACGGCTGGCGCTATTCATGATGCGCTGGTCTGCAAGCAAAGCGCGCTCTCTGGCCGGCGCGCAGAGCTGGTCGCATCGGTGCGGGCGCTTTGAGTCTCTGCATCCACTGTCAGGTGCCGCCCGAGCGGCGTCAGCAGCCCGGCACGGCGTTTGTGATGTGGATCTGCCCGGTCTGCAACAACCGCGGCGACGCGACGCCCAGCGAGGCCCGCGCCCTGTCCAGCTGGAATCTGGTCAACGACGCGGATATGCCGCCGCACACTTGCAAGGCCAAGGCGCTGCCGCGCTTTTTCATTCGGGCCGCTAAGTGGGGCTCTCGCTGCCCTGGCTGCGACTTCGTCGACCATGGCTATGCGACCATCGAGGGCGCGCGGGCCGGCTGGGCGAGGGCGACGCGGTGAAGGGTCGGGCGCTGATGATCACCGGCTGTAGCGATCCGCATATGTGGTACGCGGGCCTGGTCGGTCAGGTGGTGACGTTGGTTCGCGAGGAGCCGGACTGCTACTGGTCGCGCGAGCCGGCCGGCTTCGTCAACATCGTGCGCAAGCAAGACGCCGAGCCGGCCGAGGTCGATTGTACCAATGGCCAAAAGTGCATTTGCCAAAGCGCCCTTTTGCGAAAATGTGCAAATGACCCCTTGCAAAAGTAAGGGCGCACGGGGTACTTTAACCACTCTGCGATACAAACGACTAAAGCCCGCCTCTTGGCGGGCTTTTTCGTTTCCGTTACTCGCTGACCCCGGAGGCCTGTATGTAAGCCCTCTACTTGGCCGCCCGCGGGTGGCCCCTTCTCTCCTCGTGCAGGCCTCGGCCTGCAATTCACCAGCCCCGCCCCGTGCGGGGTTTTCTATTTTCGGGAGCTTCTCGATGGCCAACAACCTGCAGCCGCTTGCTGAGCTGGGCGCGGTCGAGGGCGCAAAACTGTTACCAGGCGCAGCCGGTTTCATGCTTTACGGTGTGACCCTGCAGACCTGGGCGCTGATGATCCCTGTGCTGTATTACCTCGCGCTCCTGGTCGACCTGGTCGGCCGTCGCTGGGTCTTTCCGCTGATCAAGATGCTGCGCACGCGGGGCAAGCCCGCCGAGGGGGCGTGCGATGACGCTGATTAAGCGCATTGTCGCGGCTGTGACTCTGTCGCTCGCCGCTGCCGGCTTCACCGTGAGCGAGACGGGCCTGCCTGCACCAGTCGAGCGCGCCGCCATCGTCGCCGGCCTGATGATCCTCACGCCGGAAATGGAAGGCACGGAATTTGAGGCGTACCCGGACAGCGGCGGCGTCTGGACGATTTGCACCGGGCACACGAAAGGCGTCCGCCCAGGTGATCGGGCTACGCCTGAGCAGTGCGCGGCGTACCTGCAGGGCGATCTCGGCGCTTCCGTCGACTTCGTCATGCGCGCCGTGCCAAAGGCAACGATCTGGCAAAAGATCGCCCTTGCCGACTTCGTCTACAACGTCGGCGCGACTGCTTTTGCTCGGTCGACGCTTTACCGCCTGACCGCCGCGGGCGACTACGTGGCGGCAGCAAAGCAGTTCATGCGATGGCGCTTTGTTGCTGGTCGAGACTGCGGATTCGTGCAGAGCAATTGCGCGGGGATCATCTTCCGGCGCGCTCTGCAGCGAGATCTCTTTTTGGTGGGCTTATGAATCGAATTTATGGGCTTTTGGGGCTCGTGCTGATTGGCACCCTGCTCTATGCGCTTGGCTGGATCAAGGGCTCGACCGACGAGCAGGACAAGGCAAGGCAGGTAGAGGTTGCGCAGCTGCGCCAGGCCTTCGAGCAGGGCCAGGCGCTTGGCACGGTGCGCGACCGCATCGTCACTGAATACGTCGACCGCGTTCAAGTGATCGAGAAGCGCGGCCAGACCATCATTAAAGAGGTGCCCGTCTATGTCTCCGAAGCTGCTGATCGCGCTTGTTCTGTCCCTGTTGGCTTTGTCCGGTTGCACGACGCAACCGCGGCAGGCCTGCCAGCCCCTGGATCTGCCGGCGCTGCTGATGAAGCCCCCTCGGGCGTTGCACTCTCTGCCGTCACAGGCACCGTCGCCGGCAACTACACCTCCTGCCACGCAAACGCCGAGCAGCTGAGCAAGCTGCAGGAGTACCTGCGAGAGCACCAGGCGATCACCGAAGGGGCCGCGCAATGAAGCGCCGCACGTTCCACCCCGGTGACCTGCGGGCCGGCAAGACGTTCCTTGTCGCCTGGCTCGACCTGTCGGCCCCTATCCCGCGCCCGGTGGTGCAGGAGTACCTGGTAACCAGCCGAGCGGCCGGATACTGGCCCGTCGAGGGCGAGTGGTACCCGTACCGTCTGCGCCCTGAGCTGGTCGCGTATATCGCCCAAGACTGCCCGCTCTATCGCACTCGGCGCGATGCGAATCGCGCCGCGCTCGGTGAGCTGGAGCGCTTCAACCTCAACCGAAAGGCCCGCCCATGACCCCAAGCGAACAAGACAAGGCCCTCGAGGCGCAGATCCTGGCCAAGGGCCTGACCGCCCCGCGCGTGCTGCCCGAGCAGATCGACGACCTGGTCAACCAGCTGAGCTTCCACACCTATGTGATCCCCGGCACCACCGTGACGGTGGCCGCGGCTATCGGCCCTGGCAACTTCGTGGTGGCTATCGGCAAGGCAGGCGCTGCCAGTGCTGAGAACTTCGACGAGATGGTCGGCCGCAATCGCGCGATCTCCCGGGCGAAGGATGCGGCCCGCGCCCAGCTTTGGGAGCTCGAGGGTTATCGCTTGAAGCGCAACCTGCTCGACCTGCAGGAGGTCGGCGGCCTCGATCAGATTCTAACAGTGGCTGCGAATATGCCGGCCGATATGGCTGATCACTGGCCGGCTGTTGTTGTTCCGTCCGTGGCGTTGCAGCAAGTGCGCGCCGATAAACCGGGCGCTTGCTCGTGTGCTCGTGGCGTGCGCTGCAACGAAGCGATCAACGCCGAAGGCATCGTCTGCTGATCTCGCACCAAACGAGTGCGCCGATGCTTTTAGGTACTCCCGCGGCCCCTCCCCCTTCACGGGTGTGAAACTCGCGGGCCTCGCGCGTGTTTGGGTTTGCGAATCCAGTCCGTTCTTCCTATCTCGAGGCCTGCCGGCCTGCATCGCCCGACTGACCTCGCGGCCAGGTGCGGCTAGGCCTCGACCCTATTCACGAAAAGCCCAAAGGGCAGAAGTCTAAAAGGACTTTTTCGCCTTTGGTCTTTTGTACCTTTCGCCCTTAGTCCTTTCTCCCCTATGGCCAAGATCATCAGCAAGAAAGACCTGGCCGACCTGCTCGGCAAGTCGCCGCGCTGGATCTCCAACCTGATCGACGAGGGCTTGCCAACGGTGGGCGGCGGCGGTCGAGGTGTGGCGGTCGAGATCGACAGCCAGGCCGCCATCGAGTGGCTGATCGCTCGAGAGGTTCGGCGCGAGCTGGGCGAGGAGGGCGACGACGACGAGGGGGCCGGCTCGGCTTCGACCGAGGAGCGCCTGCTCAAGCGTGCGCGCCGCGAAAAGCTGCAGATCGAGATCGACAAAGAACGCGGCCGGCTTGTGCCGATTGACGCAGTAATAACCCTGGCGACCAGCATCGCGGCGGTCTATGCGACCCAGCTCGACTCGCTGCCAAGCCGTTGCGCCTCTGACCTGGCGGTGCTCGATGACCCTGCCACAATCCGAGCTCGACTATTTGAGGAAA